AGTTTATATTTTTGTAAATTGATATACGATGGAAACTACATTTTTATTCCAGTCTTCTTCTCTTTCTTTTTCCATTTCCTTAGAAATTTTGAACATTTGATCCTTATCAGGTAATTGCACAATTTTCATTTTAAGTTCTCCTAGACGCTCTCCATTATAGATAAAATCATTACTGATAATATTCCAAGTAAATAGAATTTCATCTACTTTAAATTTATCATCTGGAATACAATCTTTTGTATTTTGAGTTGTATATCCGATTTCTCTACCTCTACCATTAGGTAAAAATTCCAAAAAAAACACAATCATCGGCTTTTTGAACTTCATTACCTTTATATTCCAACCCAATTTCTATAATTTTCCACTTTCTAATCAATTTTTGTTCGAGGGAGTTTTCTTTAGGTTGTTCTTGAGGTTTAGAGTCGTCTTTTTTCCCACAAGCGTTACTTACAAATACGATTGCGACTAAGGCAATTAATAAAAATACTCTTTTCATAGTGTAAGTGTTTAAAAAATTAATAATTAACTTCTACTTTTTCACCTTGTGTGGGTTTGCCATTAGCTAATGAAGGTAAAAAGTAATATTCATATATTGTATTGATATGTATTTCTTTATCGGTGATGTGTTGTTGTTTTGGGTTGAGTACTTTCCAAAGAGAAGGAGTATTGCCCTTTACATTTTTGTAAATCTGTATCTCGGTTACTTTGGCATTTTTTTGATATTTCCAAAACAAAGAGATAGAACGCGCATTCCTATCGGCTACAAAATCTATACTTTTTATTACTTTATCAGCTCTTATAGGTGCTTTTATAGTTATGGTTGCATTGTCTGCACTTGACCATAACCCTGCTTTGTCCTTTGCTTGAATGAGATACTCATACGTTTTTCCACTTTCAGTAGTTTCATCAATAAATGTATTGGTTTCTTTGCGAAATACTTGTAGCGGTTGCCATTTTTCTGTTCCTTTTTCTCTTCTGCTTAGGGTATAGCTTTCTACATCATCACTTGAACTGCTTATCCAATACAGTGTTATCTTTCCGTTTTCGGTAGTGAAATTATTAAAAACAGGGGCAGTAGGCGGGTTTTTATCAGGTTTCTCAACTACTATTACTTCAGAAAAAGGAGAGCGATTGTAACGCAAATCTTCTGCTAAAATTTTGTAATATACTTTTTTATTAGAAAGAGAAAAACTCACTGTATCACGGGCTGTATTTTCTGTAATGATATGATTAAAGATATCTACAAATTCTTCTTTATCGGTATTAGCTCTCAGTACTCTATAGCCTGCCAAGTCAGCCTCTGTATTAGCTTTCCACGAAAGAGTAACCACACCTAAACTATCAATTTTTCCCTGTAAACCAATAGGTTGAACAGGAGGAATAGAATCGGATGGTTGCACTAAAGTACTATGTGAAAAATGTCGTTTTTGTTGTTTATCAACTGAGGCTATTTTGAAATAGTTAGACGCTGAAAGTTTCTTATAAATCAGTTTTCTATCTTCTTTTTTGATATTGTCCACCACTTTTTGATAGTTCGCATCTTCTTTGGTATTGTGCCAAAGTTCGAATTTTTCAGTAGCTTTTTCAGCTTCTTTAGGGTATTCCCAAATAAGTTCTACCCCGTCGTTAATAAAATTATAGTCGGCTATACGAGGGGTAGCTGTAGTAGCAGAAACACCTTGTACTTTTATAGGGGCTGAAGGAGTACCTTTTTCGCCAAAGGCATTGATACCATAGATGCGAAAGAAGTAAGGCGTATCATTCGTTTCTAAAGTAGTCGCATAGAACATTTGTTTTTTACTTGTTCCATTCATATCTACAATAGGTGTGGAAGAGATAGACTGAAAGTTAGTGCCATTTTCAGAACGTTCTATGATATAAGAAGTATATATATCTTTTAAGTAGGTAATCCCCCACGAGAAGAGCACTTTTTTATCATCGGGGATAGCAGTGAAATCGTGAATTTTAGGAAGTGTTTCAACATCAGAAAGCCCTACCATCACCGCAGACGACTCTATTTCGGGCATTCCGAGAACTTCTACCTGATAAATATAGGTTTCTCCCGCTTTTACATCGGTATCTATAAATCCCCAACCTGCTTTCTGAGCTGCTACAAAGGACATATCTGCTGCAAAAAGAGCAAAAGTATGACGCTGGTTTAGCTCCTCTGCTATATTTACAATTTTAGATATACCATTTTTACTATCTTGTTCTACAGAAAAAGATTCGCCATATAGTGCCTGAGCAATGATAGCACCATAATTATCTTTTTGAATGAAGTCTATCCAATCTTCTTGTTTATCAGGTTTTAGAGTGGCTATAGTTTGTTTTTCAGGGTTTTCGAGGAGATTACCATCTTTTTTGAGGAGTATTTTGTGAAGAACAAAGCCTTTTTGATTTGCTTTCTGCCATTCAATAGGAGTATTTACCGCCCAACGGAGCAGTATTCTATCTTTTTGAACGTAGGACTTGAGCATTACTGAAGGAGTAGTATCAGACAATTGAGCAAAAGACCAATTTACTACCCAAAAGCAGATAAGAAATAAGGCTTTTTTCATACTTATAGCATATCAAAAGTATAGTAATATTTTAAATGCCACAAAATTATACATTTATTTTTAAATTACAAATATATTCTCGAATAAAATTGAAATATATTCTGTTATAAAAATACAAAACTTTGTAATTCAATAAAATATAATTTATTTCTTATTTGAAAAAGATAAAAAAAACATTTCTAAAACACTTCATAAATGTATTTTATTTGTAGAAATTGTTTCAATTTTTCTCTATCTCACCGTTAATTGTGTAATCTAAAAGAATGTTTTTTGAATTTATTAATAAAATATGTATCTTTGCACAATCAAATTAGTAACTTAACATTAACATTTTAATACTTAACAACAATGGTAAAGAAAATATTTTACTCACCTTTATGGCAATAGGAATGACTGTTTGCTCTAAGTCTGACGACACTCCTGCTAATAATGGATATAACAATAACTTATGCTGAAAGAGTAGCGTGCTCTGTAATGAGCATTGATCTATCATAAGTTTCATATTGAGAATATTGTGTGCGTAACTCTCGATATAGTTTCGTGATAAAGGTATGTCTAAAAGAGTAAAGACCATAATCTTTACCTAAATTTAATTCGTCTTTTACTTTCTTAAACCTTTTAGTCCAATAATCCCGTTTATTCATTTCTTCAGTTTGCCAATCTCCTACACCAGTAGGAGTAAATAAATAATGATTAGGACTAAGTCCTTTAAAATGTTGGATTTCATTGAGTAAAATTTCAGGTATGATTTTTATTTTTACCAACTTATTTTTATCTCTCACGTTTAGTTTAGCACCATCAAAATCAATATCTTTAACTTGTAATCTGCAAACTTCAATAGGACGCAAAAAGTTATAAGAAACAAATTTTACAAATAGTAGTAAATCTCTATCTTTCTCTTCCATAAGAGTAAAAATATCATCTTGCTGATTTTGAGTATAGGTTTTGTTACGTTCAGGTTTAGCTTGTAACTTCTTGTTTTTTTCAACATTATTATGCTGAATAATCTCATTTTCCTCTAACGTACTAAAAATGGCATTCAGTACCGCAAGAGTGTTATTTCGGTTATGAGGATTTGATTTTAATAGTACTGAATTGAGAAAATCATTTATTTCTTTCTTTGTGATATTACTAATAGGAGTATTTTCTAATCCATTACTTTTTAGGAACTTTTGAAACTGACCTACTCTATATTTGTAATCAGAAAAGGTCTTGTTCGAAACGCTACTTTTCTTTAAGTTTAGAGCAAAATCAAGAGCTGAAATCACTGTGTAATCATTGTTTTGAACAATGGACTTAGAGCTAATTTCAGGTTGTTCAGCATTAGGAGTATAACCACTCTCCAAAATATTCTCTATGATATTTCGCAAAGAGTGGATTTTTATATACCTACTATCAAAATCCTTATACTCCTGGTTTATCTTAAAGAAGATAGAAGGCTATTTTATCATTTTGCCGTCTTCATTTCTGAAATAGTAATACACATACCAAAGTTTATGCTTTTTCAGAATCTCTTCTTTTTCTCTTTCAGAAAAAGCTGAAAGTCTTTTTTGAGAAATGATTTTAGGATAGATTTTGGGGATAGAATATTTCTTCTTCTCCATAAGTTCTTTCAATTTTGTATACTCAGAAACATACTCGGTTTTATACTCGCTTTGTATGAGTTCATAAAGTGTAGACATAAAAAAAATACGCTTTAAAGCGTATTTTTATTAGGGTTTTAGTTTTGTAGCGGGAACTGGACTCGAACCAGTGACCTTCGGGTTATGAGTTTAAAAACATCATTTTTCAAAATCATAACCATTTGTTTTACAACGCTATAAAATTTACAAAACAGCTAAAATAACAGCAGTTTGTATTCGTTATTAGTATTCGTTTTAATCACCTTTTAGGGTGAAAATCAATTATTTTAGGTTTATTCTTATGCGGTTCTTCTATCCACATTCTCGGTTGAATGTGTTGGTTTTTTTAATTCTTCAAGCTCTTGCTTTAAATGTTTTATTTCTTCATCTCTACTATCTATTATATTTTTAACAATAGCTCCATACCCTAATATTAGCCAAAGAGGTCTAATTTCGGGAATCTTTTCCATTATTTTTTCTAAAATACTTGCAGGAATAGGATTATTGCCAGCTATGAAAGCAAGTAATTCAATATAATCAACATTTATCAATTTGGCAAAATCTTGATAGCTTATATTTTTCACCCTACAAAGCTCATCTAAACGAAGTCCTATTCTTTCTAATGATGTTGTATTATGTTTAGAACTTTCATAACGACTCAAATCATCAATGATCCAATTTTTAGGTTCTAAAAAATACTCTCCATATAAAAATTCTTCGAACTCTGGATAAACATTCTTTATCTTATCAAATGTATCTATAGGAATAGGATCTTTCGCTATTGCTTGAGAAAAAGCAGACTCACTCTTATAACCAATTATTAAAGCAAACTCTTTTTGGCTTTTAACCCTCCCTTTACTTTTAAGCAAAGAAACAAAATTCTTAATATTTCTTTTATTCATAACAGAAAAATATTTATTTGATATTCAGAACAATACAAAATTTAGATAAAAAAACTTTATCTAAAATTTGGATTGTAAGATAAAGTTTCTTTATCTTTGCCCTTGTAAAACTACCTATGTAACTTTACAGGGGTAAAAGTATATAATAAAATGAATTTGACCAAAGAAATTATTAATTTTTTCTCAGAAAAAGGAGAAAAGCAAACAAGAAGAATGAAACTTGCATTGGCTATCGGCGTTGGATATGATACTATAAATAGGTATATAGACGACGATAATGAGAAGCTCGACAATACAAAATGCCGAAATGCTCTCATTGAGATTACAGGAGTTCCCAATGAACAACTTTTTGAAAATGTTTAATATTGTAAAATCTAAAAAACTATGTTTAAAAAAATCACTTATTATCATCTCGACAAGAGTTGCAAGCTCTGCCGCGTAGAGCTTCTTACCTTGCTATTTGGTTTTGTTATCCGTCGCCGATTCTGCGATGTGATATAGTGTTATTCTTTATTTTTAAAAGGATGACAGCCGAAACGGTATATGAAGTAGCGCAAGTGTTGGATGAAACCCAACAAGAACGCTTGCGCCAACTATTAAATACCAATGTAGAACGCAATCCAATAATTAAACAGAAAAAGAAACAGCTATGGGAAGAAAACAAATTAAGAGAAAGAATCATCAACGACTTCAAAAAAAGAGCAAGGGAGTTCAAAATGAAAAACACTCTCCCCTACTCCTCTTTGAAGTAGAACCTATAAGCTCTACTGCTCGGGTGAAACCTACTTATAAGGTGTCGGCTAAAAAGCGGAAGATTTATAACAATACTTACCGCTTAAAAAGTAAAGGCTATAAGGTAGAACCTCATAAGCACACTATCTATGCCTATGACGAAGAGGTTATGAGAACTACGCAAGCCAAAAACCTAATGAAACTTGGCTTCTGTGTACAATTAGAAATACAATAACTATGGTATACGGATATATACGCGTAAGCACTGATAGGCAGACTGTCGAAAACCAACGCTATGAAATAAAGAATTTTTGCAAAAAAAATGATATGAAAATAGATGGTTGGATTTCAGATGAAGGTATCTCAGGAACTAAAGATCCTGAAAAACGTGAATTAGGAAAACTATTAACAAAGGTAAAATCAGGTGATTATATTCTTTGTTCAGAACTTTCTCGTTTGGGGCGCAGCTTAATGATGATTATGGCTATTTTAAACGAGTGTAGTAAGAAAAAAGTGAATATCTGGACTATTAAAGATAATTATCGTTTAGATAATGATATTAGTAGCGCAGTGATAGCATTTGCTTATGGGCTTTCTGCACAAATAGAAAGACAACTTATATCTCAACGAACCAAAGAAGCATTAGCCCGCAAAAAAGCTGAAGGGGTATTTATAGGTCGCCCCAAAGGAAGTCTTTCAAAAAAAGTTAAGCTAACTGGAAACGAGGATAAAATACGGAAGTATATAAAGCAAGGAATGTCTCAACGTGAAATTAGTTTAAAACTGAAAGTTTCTAAGGGTACTGTAAATCGTTTTATCAAAAGAGAAAAACTACATCAATACAAGAAAATAAATGAAAACATTTTATAAGGCATTACTAATCACTGCTGAGGAAGCAGGAATTAAGATACTTTCTGATGAACGTTGTTGCCAGCTACTGGCGTGGGTGTTAGAATTAGGAGGTTATACAGAGGAAAGTACTCATAATTTCAAACTTAATCAAGATATTCATATAGCTCAAAAACGCCTGAATATATTAGGAGGAGAAACACCTAATACTGAACTAGTAACTATATTGAAGAAGTATCATTCAGAACTGCTAAACTTTTTAAATAGAAAGACAAAAAAACCTCAATGGCTAATCGACTTTGAAAATTACTATAGGTTAAAACCTTACAAAAATAATTAACACCCCGATTTGAAAGGAGATTAGATAAGTAACACAATTAGAAAAAAAATAAACACTATGAAATCTGTAATTACCTCAGAAAAGGCAGCGTTCATTTGTGAGCATTACCTAAAACTATCAGGTAAAAGAATTGCAAAAACATTAGGTGTATCACCTTATGCAGTTCAGAGATTTATGCGCAAAAACAACCTTAGAATATCAGCTGAATTATGTGCTTTTTTCAAAAGCGACGGACTCAAAAAACCTTTCACCGATGAGGAACACTCTTTTATTCACGCACACATTCGCACCCACTCTACTAAGTGGATAGCCAAAGAGCTAAAGCGAAGTAACGTAACGATAAGACAAGAAGTACACCGCTTAGGGTATTTCGAGTTAATGAAAGAGAAAGCAGAAAAAAGCCGCTACCAAAAAGGACGTACCCCCGAGAACAAAGGTGTGAAAATGAGCCCCGAAACATACGAGAAAGTAAAGCACACTTTCTTTAAAAGCGGACACTTGCCTCACAACTCCCTCCCCGATTACACCGAAGTAATTCGCCACGAGAAGAAAACGCCTTATATCTACATCAAGATCCCTGGTAAGCGCAAAGCAATCCCCAAACACCGACACTTGTGGGAGCAAGCACACGGGGCAATCCCCAAGGGACACAACATCATCTTCAAGAACGGTAATACGCTCGATTGCAGGCTGGAGAATTTAACCTGCGTGAGCAATGAAGAACTGATGCAACAAAACACCATTCACCGTTACCCTGGGGAATTAAAAACTGCTATCAAGCAAATTTCTAAAATTAAAAAACAATTAAACAAATGAACTTAGACGATTTAAACGAAAGCCTTTTCCGCCTCTTTGACGACATCAAAGAAGACCGCGTGGATACTTCCAAAGCACAGGCGATGACAAATGTTGCCAATACCATTATCAATACTGCTAAGGTACAGTTACAAGGTATTAAGCAATTACAAGACTCGGGGATAGTCCCCCTGACAATGAAAGACAGTAGTCCCAAAATGCTTGGAGACTTGTATGACCAGAAGAGTGCTTTTGCTAAAAAACTCGGTTACTCTAATGTAGCAGAAGCTATTGGAAAAATGGGAAAAGAGCAATTCAATAAACTTTTTGAAGAAAGGAACTGATTATGATTAAATCATCAGTCATAGACAAATTATACGAAGCCGACCTGTGCCAAGCCATTGGTAGGGTCTATACCGATGCTTCTTATAAGATACGTAACAACGGTACTGCCGAGGGCTTCTCTCCTTTCAAAAACGAACGCACTCCGAGTTTTAAAGTATCGAATGTGAAGAATATTTGGAAGGACTTCGGTACGGGTAAAGCTGGCACAAATATCATTGATTTCATTCAAGAATACAAAAGCGTGGACTTCCTCGAAGCGGTAAAAATTGCCTGCGAAACTCTTAACATTCCTATAGAATACGAGAAAGAAACCTACGAGCAGAAAGAAAAACGAGCCCAAAAGCAATCCCTTAGTCAAATTCTTAAAAAAACTTCCGAGCTATACCGTCAGAATTTTGTGAGTTTATCTCCCGAAATGAATGCAAAAAAGTATATGCTTAGTCGTAGTTTTTCCGATGAAATCTTAGATAACTTCGGTATTGGTTACGCCTTGGCAGGCTTATATGAGACGTTCAAAGAACAAGCGATTGTGAGCGAGGGGGAAACCTTGGGACTGTTGAAGAAGAATCAACAGGGTATGTACTACGATTTCTTCAAGGGGAGAATAATTTTTCCTATATATGACAAACACGGGCATTGTGTAGGTTTTGGTGGTAGAATTCTTACAAATGATAAAAAACAACCTAAATACCTCAATTCTCCCGAATCAGACCTCTTTAACAAATCGGAGCTACTATATGGCTTTCATTTAGCGCGTAATACCATTGCCCAAACAGGTGAGGTATACCTCGTGGAAGGCTATACCGATGTAATGCGAATGCACCAAATAGGTTTTACCAATACGGTTGCTACGCTTGGTACCGCACTTACCGCACAGCACCTACAGCAGCTCAAGAAGCTATGCCGTAAGATTATTATCTTCCGCGACAGCGATAGTGCAGGTCAAAATGCCGCTCATCGCGATTTAGAAATGATATTGCAGGCGGGTTTGTTTGCCGAATTGGTAGTAATCCAATCCGAAACCAAAGAAGATCCCGATAGTATAGGCCAACGCCCAGAGGCGGTAGAAATTATCAAAGCCTCACGCACCGATGCTATAGTGCACCTTATTGGCGAAGCCTACCGCGCTGCTCTCGACCGCTATACCGAGAAGCACGGAGAAAGTAAAAAGGCTCTGCTATTACCCGAAGATAAAAAAGCCCTCACCGATTTAGCATCTAAGCTCGTAGGTTGTATTCCTGATGATACCACTCGTGAAGCATATGTGGAGCAAATCAAAGAGTTATTTAAAATTAAGATAACTTCAAAATCCGAAAAGTCTGAAAAGCAATATCTCAAGACACCAGAGATAATTATTGATATGGAAGAAAAGGACTCTCACCTTAGTAGACCAGTAGGCGAGGGCGACGGTTCTCTCGACTTCTATCATTTCCCAGAGGAGGTAGAAGACCCTTACCTATATAAGAGAGAGATCATAGAATATGGACTCTTTCAGCACAGAAACCGTATCTATACATCAGCAGGGAAGGAGGGTAAGGAATATTTTATGGCTATATCTAATTTTTCTATTGAGATTGTACAGCATATGCAAGACGAGCAGTTTCCGATGAAGCTCATTCGTATCTGTAATGTACATAACACTGAGAAGATTTTCGACGTGATTTCTGATAGGATAAATACGCTACCGTCGTTTAAGAATGTGGTTACTTCTTATGGTAACTTTTCATTCTCAGGTACAGCTGCACAACACGAGCGCCTTTTGCGCTATTTATTTGACCGTATGGGCAACGGTCGAAAAATTGATGTACTTGGTTGGCAACCTGAGGGATTTTGGGTATGGAATAATAAGATAGTGATACCAGGGGAACGTGAAGAGCTTATCAATAAAGAAGGATTGTTTAAGCTAAATAACGAAAGTTATTACATTCCGTCGGCGAATAGAAATTATGATAAAAACATCTATAAGTATGGAGCACAAAAAAAATTCAAATCATTTGACACTACAATGAGCATTCCTAACTATTTTCGACAAGTGTATAAGGTACATCGTGGATATGCTATTACAGGTATTCTTTTTGGTATTGGTTCGCTCTTTCAAGATATCGTGGTGAGCTGTACAGGCTTCTTCCCAATATTATTCTATTTTGGACCAGCTTCTACGGGTAAAGATAACATCTGCGAAGCGATACAATCATTTACAGGAGTACCTCAAACCGCTATACAATTGGAGGGTGCAGCCTCTACCATCAAAGCGCAAATACGAGAGTTTGCACAGTTCAGCAATGGTATTTCGCAGCTATCAGAATACAAACGAGGCAACCCCCAAGTAGACGGTATCATCAAAGGTTTATGGGATAGACGAGGCTACAAGCGTGGGTCAATTGAGAGCAAAGTGGCGGTAGACGAAGTACCTATCATCAGCTCTACCATACTAACAGGGAATGATTACCCCAGTGCCGAAGCTCTTATCTCACGCCTTATTTGGGAAGAGATGGAGAGTAGAGATTTCAGCGAGGAGGAGAAAAAGGAATACGATAAACTGAAAGATATTGTTCGTAAAGGTATTTCGGGGATATCCGATATATTTATTAACCAACGAGTTTTTTTTGAAGAACGTTTTCTCGACACTTACCGTGTGAATAAAATTGCCTTGGGGAAGCTTGAGAAACTGCAAAACCTACCTACTCGTATTATCGACAATTTAGCCGTATTGCACACCATATATAATATATTCGAGTCACAACAGTTCTTTCCATTTGGTAAGGCTGATATGATTAACCATTTTGAACAAATAGTAGAAAATCAACGCCGTAAACTCGATACCGATTCACCGATCAACAAGTTTTGGGATTGTTTTTTATCGTGTATGCGCCTAACCCAAGGGGAAACACTGAGGATAGATATAAACATACGTGAGGAAGGAGGACTCTTAAAATTCAACTTCACGACTGTGTTCAGTATCGTTCAGCGACAATGGTTTGTGCAGAATCGTGAAGCTGCACCTTCTAAAGCAGAAATGCGAAAGCTCATTAAAGAGTGTGAAGCTTATAAAGAAGAAGTGAAGAGTACTCGCATCAATATGGAGATTAATTGTAATACGAGTGCTTTTTTGATAGACTTAAACAAGGTAAATATAAAAGAAGAACTAATGGCAGAAATAGAATTACAGCGTATCCGAAAACCTAAGAACAATAATAATAGTAACGTTCCAGAAGCAATAACAGACGAAGACGATTTGCCTTATTGATTATTTTTTTGAAAAAACACAATTTATAGCTAAAAAACAATAAAAATTTTTCCGACATTTCCGACAAAGATTTATTTATTTCAAAATCACTTTATTAAGTAGTAAAATCCTGTCGGAAAGTATGTCGGAAATGTCGGAAAGTGTAGGAAAGTTTTTTTGTTTTCCTACAAAATCCTACGAGATTTTGTAAAAAGAATTATTATTACATCACACAAATAGTTGAAAAATAGTACTTTACACTCTTTGTAGGTTTTGTCGGAAATGTCGGAAAAAAAAATGCCACTTTTTTTATAAAATGCATTTTTTAATAGTTAAAATCTTTACACAAAATATTTCTTATAAATGTTATTTATAGTTATGCAATACTATTTCAAAATATTAACAAATATGAAAGTAGAGTCAGTATACCTGCACAAAAACAATTGTGTCGCAATGGGGCTCTATCGTCAAGGGAACTTGGTAGGCGGATTGCTCCCTGCTGGGAGTCCTCTCGACCTGTTGGAATATATTAAATACCTATATGATATATTCCCCGAGCAGAAAACAAACCTGTCTATGTACAAGTGTTTGAATGTGACTATTACCTACGCCAATGACGGCTGGGGAAAATTCTTGCACAATGAAGAATTGCAGTGCGAACCGCAGGGAAAGAAAAAGAGTTTTATTAGCAACCCACTACTCTGTATTGAGCCTATCATCACGCACTTTAAGAAAAGTAATGCTTATATTGCTGCTCTGTACTGGCACCAATACTTGGTAGGATTGTGCAATGTGCCTATAACGCCGACAACAAAGTCACTTAACTTGAAAGACTTTGCCCCTTACCTATATACAATATATCCAAAAGACATCAATGAGCTGGATACCTTTGTAGAAAAGAATACTGCAATTGAGTATTTCTACAACGACGAAATGATAATTAGCAAATTAGAAAATTAATATGATAAACATTACCTTACAACTACCTATTTACCTTATTAAGTATATGCGCACGCTTTACAGCGAGCCTTACGTACCTAAATCGGACGACGAAATGGGTATTTATATCCTCAACATTTTGCAGCGTAAAACAAACGTATCAGAATACCAATACAGGGAACGCAAAAATACGCTACACCCTTATCAGCTTAGCATTAGTATGAGTTGTTACGAGAAGCGGGGTTGTATAATACCGACCGAGAAGAATGCTCTTATCGTGAAGTTCGTGGATAGTCATTTTCGAAAAGAACTATTTCGCAATGCCGTGCTAAATAACCATTACTACTGTATACCCTACCGTACCAGTATACTCAACTCCTTGCAAGCCTACAATATTACTGAAAGTGAACTATCTTACGAGACCATTCGCAAGGATTTTAACCGAAAAAAAAATGAGATAGAAAAACGATTATTAAAATGAACACCCTACACCTCACCATAAAGAAAAAGTGGTTTGATATGATATTATCAGACGAGAAAACAGAAGAGTATAGAGAAATCAAGCCCTATTGGACAAAGCGATTTTACTCAAAGAAGTACCATTACATCTGTTTTCGCAATGGGTATGCCTCCAACGCTCCTCAATTCACCATTGAATTGAAAAGTATAACACCGAGTACCGGCAAACCAGAATGGGGCGCAGAACCCAACAAAAAGTACTTCGTACTATACTTAGGGAAGATTATTAACACTAAAAATATTGACAAATGAGAACAAAAAAAAATATTTTAGGTAAAATTTCTATTGAGTTAATAGAGAAAAGAAATAATATATATAGTCTTGAGATAACATCAGGATTAAATAACGCACAAATAGATGTGCTAACAGATATATTATGTGAAGGACATAAGGGGGCTCACGGAGAAAAATTTTGTAATTTGGTAGAAGATACAATAGACGTATTATCGAAAATTCTGTACTCTTATAATCAAAAACTAAAAGGTGTACGAGTAATATTTAAAGATTAAGAAATATCAACAAATGAGAACAATCAAAGATTTAACCGTAAAAGTAACCTATACTGTAGGTTTATCAGATGTAAAAGTACCTGAAGAGGTAGCCAAACAATTAGAACAAATGGCAGATTATGGATTTTCCATTTGTGATAGTGAAATAAACAAATTTCCTGAAGCTTTTGAATGGTGCAGTGACAATATAAGTGAGGATGATGCCCTCTACTGGGAATACGAAGTAGAAATTGACTAATAACACTAAAAATATCAACAAATGAAAACAAAAACTTTTAAAGAATTATCAATAAAGGTTACATACTCTGTAGACCTTTCAGAGGTAGAAATACCAGAAGAAATTGCTAAACAAATGGAGCAAGCATATGATAGAAGAAAAAGAATTTGTCTATGGAGACCATTACAATATCCGAAATTAGAACAATGGTTAATTAACCATGTTGAAGAAGAGGATAGTGAAGACCTTGAATATGAAATTGAAATTTTAGAAGCCTGATAAAATGAATAAAGAACAATACCCCACTTGGCTTGTACCTTTGGATATAGCCAAACAACTCAAAGAAATAGGGTTTAATGAACCTTGTTTGGTTACTTACCACGAAGTTTTTGACGAAGAAATGATATTCATCTCATTTGAGGGTGATTCTTGCTACTATTTTGCAAATCTCTCAGAATGTAGTCAAAGAACAAATTCTGAAATGGGAAAAGATATCCTCGAAGTAGGTAAGCACTATTCTTACGCTTGCTCACTCCCCACTTGGGAACAAGTGTTTGAGTGGTTTAGAGAACGTGGATTGCATTGCTCTATTCGCTACCTTATATGTCCTGTTACCTACTCTTTCCACATCATAGACAATTGCAACTGGGATAAAGGGTGTGGCAATCGCGATACTTACGAAGAAGCTCGTGAGGCGTGCGTAGAAGAATTGATAAAAATATTCAAAGAAAATAAAGATAAATTAAAATGATTACAAAATTAAGGAAATTATACAAGACTAATTGATAGAAAACCCACTTTTACTTGTAAGGTTACAATTCCAAAAATTAATTGGTAAGAAAAACTATAATTTTTCGAGAGGCAAAGACTTTTTTTTCATTCTTTGCCTCTTTTTTTGTAAAAAAAATATTATATATAAAACATTGATTATATAGTAGTTACACGCTTTTGTTACAGATATAACAAAATAAAATGAAAAAAAATACGCAAAAAACTTGTACAATAAAAATTATTGCCGTATCTTTGTACCGTAAAATTAAAGCAAGAACAATTATTAACATTAAAAACCCAAAGAAAATGAAAGTTACAATTACAATTAAAGACATCTACAACCAAGTATCTTACATCAACCCAAGTGTATCAACTGTCAGCTCAATTGGTAGTTTTGTAGAAGAAATCAATCGCCAAGTTGCTAATTCTTTCAGAAGTAAATTAATGGCATACTTACCTACATCATCATTAGCTTACAAAATTATTTCTGAAAATTTAAAAGATTTTTTCAGTGAAAAGCAAATGTGGGTAATTGCTTACGAATTACAGAAGAATGCTGAATACGTTGCTAAACTACAAGTAGAATTAGAAGCTGAAGAGAGAAGAGTAGAAGCCAAAGCAGCAGCAAGTAAAGCAAAATTGAACGCTAACAAAGAAGCAAGCCAAGAAGTGCTTGACTTTGTGAAATCAAACAAAAAACTATTGAAAGATTATTATGCTTTCGTAAAGAAAAACAAAAAATACTCTAAAGAGTACTACTCTAAGAAGTTCACCTTAGAGAGTGCAACTGAATTTGTAAACTTGTAAAATTAATATTAACATTTAAAACTCAAAGAAAATGAAAGATTTATTCAACAAATTAGCAGAAAGAAAAGGTGATTATTCAGTAAGTGAATTAACACCTATTGTAGATGATTTAGCATCTCAAATCGTAGCATTAGAACCTTACACTATAGAGGTTGATAAACAATGGTCAGGTTATGGCACTTGGAAATCCAAAGGCTGGGTTAATAAAGCGTACTTCGGTGAAGAATTAGCTAATATCATTGTTAAAGCTCTTAATGGTAAGATAACTCACGATGAAGATTATGAGTTTGATTTGAAAGATTTTGAAGAACCTATCAGAGAGCGCATTTATGAATACTTATACTAAGTAATTGCAAAACAAAAGCCCCTAATATTACATTAGGGGCTCACTTGTAAAATTAAAACAATTCTAACGATTTAAAAACCTTTAGAAATGAGGGTGCAAAAATACAAAATAATATGCAAAAAATAAAAAGATTTGAATTAAAAATGCCAAAATTTCTATTGGCATTTGAGCCAGAGCAAATGCCTAAGGGCTTTCAGTTTATTTACTCGCCTCATTACCTATCATTGGTATTGGTAATTAGAGAGCGTACACAACAAGTAGCACTTAACGATGAATTAGTGCATAAACCTCAGAAGTTATATGTATGTAATGAATATGAGCAGTTCAAGCTCATAATAATTCAGAACAACGTAAAGATAACAGGAGGAGAATTAGCCCCTGCTATTTCTGAAACACAATTCTTAGATGAAGCGTGGGAATGGTATAATACTAATATGATAACACAAGAATAATTATGACACCACACGAGAAAGTAATATACATCATTCAGCAATTGGAATTATCCGATAGCAAGGTAGCACGTGCGATACAGAAGGGCGTATCGACTACCACTCACAAGAGAATGAACCTAAGAGGGGCAAAATTCAGTGAAGAAGAATTTACAAGACTTCGTGATTTCTACCTCGAAAAATTAAGAAAAATAGAAATGTTATAATAAAAAATTTCGAAAGTTGTCCCTTAATTAATAACTGATAAAAAATAAAAGGTAAAAATTTGTTTTATAGTCTTTTACCTTTTATTTTTTTTACTTTTTAGCTTCTTAAAATCTCCCTCCTACTCTCTTACATCTCCATTATAGCACTACTATTGCTCTCATACAGGCTACATACTGCCTATACCTCGCGAAACCTTATAAATAAGCACCTCACAGTACTCTTTATTTTTATTTTTTTATTAGTAATAGTCCTTTCACACTCCTTTCTAACCGCCTACTTTTGCAGTATAATCTGTTAATTATGATAGATATCTGTAATCTCCCCGAACCCTTTACACGCGAAATCTCACACGTGCTTCTTTTTGATGCTACAATCTTTAGTTTCAATCAGAACCTGCGTGCACTCACCCCTGATATTAATAGTTATCTCTTACGTATTGACCTGCATAACCCTACGCCTTACAATCGCAAGATAAGTATCAAGCAGCAAAATCACAACGACTACTTTGATGTGCAAGTATCACTACCTATTTATGATTTATCCAAAGAAACACGCAAGAAGCTCATTAGTTTTCACAAACAGCGTAAGTACGTGGTGGCTCTCGTTTCACAGCAGGAAATGCTCATCGTAGGAAATGCCCGCGAACCTTTTACCCTCAGCGTAGATGATAACATTACAGATAATGGCAGAGGAGCCGACACCTATATAGTAACCCTCACAGGGCAAACGATTATCTTCCCGAATATCAGTAAGGTTACCGAGAAGTTCCGTGTCCTTTTCTTTATGCCTCCATTGAAATAATTTTGCCTCGTAAATCTATTATCTAAATATGTTCTTTTCGATTAATCATAATTATTTAGTTCAGAAGCTCCCCGAGCTCCTCTTAGCCTTCCGTAAGGGAGGCTTTGAGAGCTCTCATTGGTATGAGGAAGTCTATCAATGGGATTTTCAAGAGCGTAATGCCTCACTACAGTATGGGCGCAAGTTTTTTCCCGTGATTGTAGATTTAAAAACTCCCATTGTAAAATACACCTCCTACGGCTACATCGGCACTCAATATATTAGTTCTCTTTTAAAATCTTTAGATTCTCATCCTTCCGTTACCGCTATCGTTTTAGATATCGATAGCGGGGGCGGTATGGTGAGCGGTACTCAGGAGCTTGCTCACACCATTCGCTCTATGCAGAAGCCTACCATTGCCTATACAGGCGGGTATATGTGCAGTGCAGCCTATTGGATTGGAAGTGCGTGCGACAAGGTAGTAGCTGCGCCTTTTGCCGAGTGTATTGGTAGTATCGGAACAATGCTCAGCGCACAGGATTTTGCCCCTCTTTTAGAGAGGTATGGTGCGAAAGTTTACGAACTCTACGCTCCCGAAAGCACGGAGAAAAACAAAGCTTGGCGTGCCCTTAAAGCAGGCGATGACAAAGATGTATTACAAAACTTATCTAACTTTAATGCCCGTTTTTTGAACGATGTTAGAGCTTTTCGAACCGAAGTAAATGAAGCAGTATTCAAAGGTGATGTATATATGCCTGAGAAAGCCAAAGAAATCGGACTTATTGATGATATAATGACCCTCGACGAAATCATTCGTCAATTAATAAATTAAGAATTAAAAAAAATGAAACACTCGAAAATCACTGCCCTATTGGCTCTTACAAGTCTCGACCTTAAGAAACCTCTCTTAGGGGGCGAACACTTTACTGAACTTAAAGAATCGCAGCTCGACAAAATTGAAGCAGCTCTTGAGGCTGCTGAAAACGCTGCCGACAATACGAGTCTTGAGCAACTAATGGCAACCCTCAAAGCCGACAATGAAACGCTCTCGGCTGAAAAGGCTACCCTTACTGCCGAGAAAGAAGCTCTTACCGCACAAGTAACGGCTCTTACTGCTGAAACTGAAAAGTTGCAGAAAGAATTGAACGAACGCCCTGCCCATTCGCTCCCCGGTAACGACGGCAAAGAGGCTTCGGAAGGCAACGGACTTATCGACGGGTACTTAGACCCTAACGATGCTCATAACAAACTTTTAAACGAAATATAATACTTATGGCAAAAGAAGAAACTATGAAAGTGGAGCAAATCAAAAACGAATTGCTTCGCTACATCAGCACAAAACCTAAGTTGCTGCAAGCAGCTATACTCTCTAAAGAGATTTTGCTCAACCGTCATTCGCGCACCATTACCAAGGTAAAAGGCGAATACGTATCATTACATTCGCTCATTGGGCACGTGGTACAAGGATTCAACTCCAAGAAGTGGACTCCTTACGGCGAAGTGCAATTCCGCAAAAAGGTGATGAAAAACTACCATCAGAAGGTAGACTTTGAACTCGACCCTGCCGAAATTCTCGGTACTGTACTTGAGGAAATGTATGACGAAGGAAAATCACT